TTGCAGTTAACTATACTCAAGGAAGTCAGTTAGGGTCCTTTAGAATACTAAATTCTATTAATATAATTAATAATTCCGGAGTTTCTGTTGCCACCACAACAATTGCATCTGGACAAGATCAAATTTTAGATTGGTACGATCAACAAACTTTAAATTTAACCAATACTAGTATTTTTTGGAGATCAATTGCCCCAAAACCAACAACAAGCGAATATGTCTTAGAAAGAAATGGGAAAAGTGATGAAATTCATATTGTTGTAATTGACGATACTGGATCAGTTACTGGAATTCAAGGAAATCTTCTTGAAAAGCATATTGGATTATCTAAAGCAATTGATGCGGTTTCTACAGTGAATTCTCCACAAAGAATTTGGTGGAAAGAATACGTAGCTCAATTTTCAAATTATCTCTATGTTGGGGATAATCCTTCAGATAATGCAAATGTAAATGAACCTGTTGTTCCTACAGGATTTGGTGAGGATTTTATTGCCTTTACAGATCCACAAGGACAATGGAATGAACTAGCACAAAGTAAAACTTTTAGTGCATTGGGTAATGTTTCCTATAATTTAACTGGAGGAGTTGATTATTCTCCTTCAGGTGGAATGCAGGCAACTCTTGGAGATTTGGTAACATCATACAATCTATTTTCAAATAGAGATGAAATTGCTGTTGATTACCTAATAATGGGTCCTGGACTTGGTGATAAGTTAGATTCTCAAGCAAAGGCAAATACTCTAATTTCAATTGCAAGTCAAAGAAAAGATTGTATGGCAGTTATTTCACCACATCGCCAAGATGTTGTAAATATAACAAATACCAATACTCAAACTAATAATATAGTTGAATTTTTCTCTCCACTTTCTTCTTCATCATATGCAGTATTTGATAGTGGGTACAAATATACATACGATAGATTTAATAACAAATTTAGATATATTCCCTGCAATGCTGATGTTGCTGGATTGATGGTGAGAACAAGTATATTTTCATTCCCTTGGTTCTCACCAGCAGGACAACAAAGAGGAATACTGAATAATGCAATCAAACTTGCATACAATCCAAGTAAAGCGCAAAGAGATCAACTTTATCCATTAAGAATTAATTCTATTATAAATCAACCAGGTATTGGCATTCTGCTATTTGGAGATAAAACTGCTCTTGGATATGGATCAGCATTCGATAGAATCAATGTTCGTCGCCTCTTCCTCACAGTAGAGCAAGCACTTGAGAGTCTAGCTCAAGCACAACTATTTGAGTTAAATGATGAAATTACAAGAGCAAATTTTGTAAATGTAGTTGAACCATATCTTCGTGATGTTCAAGCAAAAAGAGGTCTTTTTGGTTTCCTAGTGAAGTGTGATGAATCCAATAACACTCCTGATGTTATTGATAATAATGAATTTAGGGCAGATATCTTCTTGAAGCCCGCAAAGTCAATTAATTATGTAACTCTCACATTCGTAGCAACCAGAACTGGTGTTTCGTTTGAAGAAGTTGCTGGAACAGTTTGATTTACGTAAATTAATTACAAAGGAGGAATTCTAAAATGGCTCACACTCTTTCAGATTTTAAAAAAGCACTCGCGGGTGGTGGTGCAAGACCCAATTTATTTGAGGTTGCAATTCCATCATTACCTGATGGTATTGAATATGATAATAATTCGGATGGACAAGCAAACTTTAGTATGTTATGCAAAGCAGCTGCACTTCCAGCATCAAATATTGCACCAATAGATGTACCTTTTAGGGGACGTATATTTAAAGTTGCTGGAGATAGAACTTTTGATACTTGGACTGTAACCATTATTAATGATCAAGATTTTATAATTAGAAATGTAATGGAATTATGGATGCAAAAAATTGGTCAGTATGGTGATGGTAGCGGAGCAACTAATCCAACCGAATATATGGTTGATGCTTATGTTAAGCAGTTTAGGAGATCTCCATCCGCAACAGGATTTAGTTCTCCAGTAGGTACAGGTCTTGAGGCGGCTGCCCTTTATAAATTTTATGATGTTTTCCCAACTAATATTTCCCAAATTGATTTGGCATATGATACTTCTGATACTATTGAAGAATTTACAGTAGAGTTTCAAGTTCAATATTGGACTCCACAAGGTCGCCAGGATAATTATCAATAAATAGATAAAACCAGTTAAACTTTAATAATGGCAAAATTATTTGGATTTTCAATTGATGATAAAGGTTCTCAACCACCTAGTGTAGTATCCCCCGTTCCTCAAAATAATGAGGACGGGGTTGATCACTATTTAACCAGCGGATTTTTTGGTTCTTATGTAGATATTGAAGGTGTTTTTAGAACTGAATTTGATCTAATTAAACGCTATCGTGAAATGTCTCTGCACCCAGAAGTTGATAGTGCTATAGAGGATGTTGTAAATGAGGCAATAGTATCAGATACAAATGATACTCCAATTCAAATTGAATTGTCAAATTTAAATGCAAGTGATTCCCTAAAGAGAAAAATAAGAGAAGAATTTAAATATATTCTAGAATTATTGGATTTTGATCGAAAATCACACGAAATTTATAGAAATTGGTATGTTGACGGAAGACTTTATTATCATAAAGTTATAGATTTAAAAAATCCACAGGAAGGAATTCAAGAACTTCGTTATATTGACGCAATGAAAATGCGTTATATAAGACAACAAAAAAATAAGAAAGATGATAGATTGAATTTTGTAAGAACAGATGATAATCCTATGGATTATAATTTTCCTGATATTGAAGAATATTTTATATACAATCCCAAAGCATCATATCCAGTTGGTGCCATAGGAGGGCAGGCTAATAATTCTTCAGCACAAAATAATGGCATAAAAATTTCTAGAGATTCAATTACATATTGTACTTCGGGATTGGTAGATAGAAATAAAGGAACTTGCTTATCTTATCTTCACAAGTCAATTAAGGCACTCAATCAACTACGAATGATTGAAGATTCTTTGGTAATTTATAGATTGTCACGAGCACCAGAAAGAAGAATTTTTTATATTGATGTAGGAAATCTCCCCAAAGTAAAAGCAGAGCAATATCTCCGTGATGTTATGATGCGTTACAGAAATAAGTTAGTGTATGATTCTGCAACAGGAGAAATTCGTGATGATAAAAAGCATATGAGTATGCTTGAAGATTTCTGGTTGCCCCGTAGAGAAGGTGGTAGGGGAACAGAAATTACAACTCTTCCTGGTGGTCAAAATCTTGGAGAAATTACTGATATTGAATATTTTAAGAAAAAACTATACAGAGCACTAAATGTTCCACCTTCTAGAATGGATGGTGAAGGTGGATTTAATCTGGGAAGATCTTCTGAAATCTTAAGAGATGAACTTAAATTCACTAAATTTGTAGGAAGATTGCGGAAAAGATTTTCTGGAATGTTCTATGATATGTTAAAGACCCAATTAATTCTTAAAAATATCATAACTCCAGAAGATTGGAAGCAAATGGCAGAGCATATCCAATTTGACTTCTTATATGATAATCATTTTTCAGAATTGAAGGAAGCAGAATTAATGACTGAAAGATTGAATATGGCTGCAACAGCAGAACCTTATATTGGAAAATATTATTCCCAAAACTATGTGAGAAATAAAATTCTTCGCCAAACTGATGAAGAAATACTTGAACAGGATATTCTAATTAAAAAAGAAATAGAAGAAGGAATTATTCCAGATCCTAATGCACCAATTGATCCAGAAACGGGGCAACCAATTTCTGGTGGTGATAATATTGAAGGAGAATCTGGACAAGTTCCAATAGAACCAGAAATAGATTCCTCTGATTTAAAAATGCCCAAAGGTGGAGAGATCTAAATATAACATAGTTAATTATTTTTTAGAACTATGGATGAACTAATGGATATGATCGTTGCTGATGAGTCACCATCACAAATCAGCGACAAAATTAAAGATATTCTGTTTGCGAAAACTGCAGAAAAAATTGATGCATTTAGACCTGCAGTTGCATCAAGTCTTTTTGGTGAAGATGAAGTAGAAGTAGAAACCGAGGAAGATTGATAGGTGGACGATTTAGGAGTAGACATAAATCTATCTGAATTCTTCACCACAATCGGGATGGAGAAGAAAAGAAAAAAAGAGGAATTGGATAGTTTAATTTCCAATTCTTTTGAAGATTTTTTTCTTCAACCACTCAAAGAAGAGATTGCTCCTAAAAAAGTTAAGCGAAAAAAGAAAATAATATCCCAAGTTGTTGAGAGTATTACTGAAAGTAATGTTGAGATTGTTGCAAATCCCCCAACACTTATTGAAAAGTCATTGGGATTATTAGCAGAACCGATAAAAACAAATAATTCGGATCCACTCACACCATTAGATCAAAAATTTGCAACACTTGAAGATTTAAATAAACACTATAGTTCATTTCTTTCTCGTATACAGCAACAACTCTCCACATTAGGTGGTGGAGGGGAAACTCGTCTTGAGTTCTTAGATGATGTAGACAGAAACTCCACAAAGACCGACAACTATTATCTAAAATATGATGCTTCACTGAATAAATGGATTGGTGATAATCCTGTAGGTGTTACAAGTATCACATCTATTACAGGAGTGACTACATATTACCAAGCAACAAATACTGATGATTATATTGGAGTGAGTGCTGATGTTCCAGTAACAATTGTATTACCTTTATCACCATTAACAGGTAAGAAAATTATCGTAAAGGATGAAGGCAATAAAATATCTACATATAATATTACGGTTCAAGCAGGTATTGGTAAGAGTGTGGAGAATGATATTTCTGTTACTATGTCTTCCAATCATCAAAGTTTTACATTTTTCTATAATGATTACAACTGGTATATAATCTAATGTCCTTCAATCCTCTTCCACAACCAGCAGAAGTATCTTTTGCAAATAACTTTAATATAGATTTATTTGGGAGATTAAAAGTATCAAACCCATATACATTCTTTGATAACACTCACAGATACGACCAAAATGGTAACTTTAGTGATGTAGTTCTTGGTGTGGGTTCTACAGTAGGCATTATAACGGCACAAAGTACTGCAACATTGGGAATTGGAACAACTGCCGGGTCTTCAGTTATTCGTGAAACTAAAAGAGTATTTCCATATTTACCAGGAAAATCACTTCAAGTTCTTCAGACATTTGTGTTAAATCCAGCAAAGACAAATCTAGTTCAAAGAGTTGGTTATGCATCATCGGAAAACGGCATAATGATAGAACTAAATGGTTCACAACTTAATATTATCAAAAGAACAGCAATTTCTGGAGTTGGAACTACAATAACAGTTCCACAATCAGAATGGAATATAGATAAACTAGATGGAACTGGAGTAAGTGGAGTTAATTTAGATATTACCAAATCACAAATACTTTTCACAGAATATGAATGGTTGGGTGTTGGTGCGGTAAGAGTTGGATTTATCAATGAAAATGGAAATGCCCATATCGCACATATCTTTAATCATGCAAATGTTTTAGATTCTGTTTATATGACGACTGCAATACTTCCAGTTCGTTATGAGATATTCAACACTGGAATTACAACTTCACCATCTACAATGAAACAGATTTGCATCTCCGTTCAATCTAATGGTGGATATGAAAAAAAAGTTGTAGAAACAATTGCACGAAGAACTTCTATAACAACAGTTAATACATCATTTGTGCCTATTGTAAGCATTCGTCTTGCTCCAGGAAGAGAAGACGCAGTGGTAATTCCAAATCAATATTCAATTCTACCAACATCAACAGGAAATTTTGAAATTGTTATTATCAAAAATGCAATTCTCACTGGTGATTCTTGGACTTCAACCGATTCTACAAATGTTCAAGCAGACTATTCGGCAACTTCATTATCTGGTGGAAAAATTATTAAAGTTGAATACACTATATCAACAAATCAAAGCAAATTTCCAATTAATAGAGAAAAAGATTATAACTGGGATACTCAATTAGGAAGAACTCAAGCAAACGTGAGTGATACTTATACTGTTGCGGCAAGAGTATTAACTGGTACTGGAACTATTATAGGTTCTCTTGGATTTTATGACTTAACTTAATTAAATAATAAATAACTAATAATAATCTATCATAAAATGCAAAGGACAAAAGTAGTTGAATCTGAAGTAAATACTGAAA